CTTGCAGTAGCAGGACTTGCTGCGCATCTGCGTCATGCGAGCGCCTTTCCTGATAGCAGTTCGCTCGAATGCCACCGGCTTTCCACCGTCAGTATGCGCAATTTCCCTCCGAGTCGTTCCACGGCCTTGCGCTCGCTGTTCAACGCTTGCGTCTCTGCGCCGGCATAGTCGCCACCCTTCACGTAGATGTCAGGTTTCACCGCCATGATCGCCGGTATCCCGGTCGCGTCGCTGACGATCCGAACATCACTGACAGAGCGGCACTCTCGGATCATCTCCGCGCGCTCCTCTTGCGAGAATACGAGTCGGCGCTTGGTCACGTACTTGTCGGCGGTGATCGTCACGACTACGCGCCCTAGTTTCGCAGCTTCCTTGAACAGCCGAATGTGCCCCAGGTGCAGCAGATCGAACGTGCCGTGCACGAGTACGATTTTCATTCGATTGTTGAGACCGCGCGGAAATCTTTCCTCACCCACTTGCGCAGTTCCTCGAACAAGGCTTCACGCTCGTTATCGGCCAACTTGCAGTGGTCAGCGAGGCGCCGCATGCTGTCCCGCACGGCGATGATGCTTCCGATGGGGCGCTGTTCGGTCCACTTTCCTGCGATGCGATGCGGGGTGATGACGATGTTGTTCGGAAGGATGTCGCAGGTCTGCCCGTAGGCTGGGCCGTTCTTCGGAACCTTGGCGAGTATCGCCATGACGATCGCGCCTGGCGTGGTGCCCATGGAGGCGTAGATGCACCGCCACTGCCACGAGCGGCCCTGGTCGAATACGTCCTCCGAATCGTGGAACTTGTACTGCAAGGTCAGTGTTTCTTGGCCTTGCGCGCGGCTACGCGCTCACGTTTCGGAGCGGGGCGCCCCTTGTCGGCTTGGTTGAACTCCTTGCCGACCGACTGCGGGACGCCGCCGTATCCACCCTTCGTGTGTGCAGCGGCAGCCATCAGCCGACGTTGCGACTTCGATACGCTAGGCACCGATCTGAACTCCTGTGATGATTGACTGCAGCGCCATCATCTCGCGCAACTTCGTTTTGTCGCCCGCTTGGTACGCCTTCACCCAGACAGGATCGCTCATCAGGTCCGCGCGCTTGGCCGTTGCCTGCTCGACCGTCATCGGGCCGCCCTTGCCGCCAGGCGCATCGCTCCTGACGAACTTGTCCTCGCCGATAGCGGCGCCGAAGAATCGGAACATATCCATGATCTTGTCGTAGCCGATCACCTGCTCCAAGGCGCTGGTGGCTAGTGCAGCGTTCTCAAGGCCGAGTTTTTCCTCCAAAACTCGCGCCATACGATCGGCCGTGAACTTATGCGCGGCCTCGTTGGCTCCCCAGTTCTTCTTGAGAGCTGCTTTTTGCTCGACCAGTTTGGCTTCGCGCTCGGTTTTCTCAGACGTTTCCGCAGTATCGAGAAATTTGGCGAATTCCTGCGTGATCCCGGTAGCCGCATCCTTGGGGAGATTGAACTTGAAGGCCCACTGACGCGCGGATTCAGCAAACGCATCGTCGAGCGGAGTGCCGTCGCTGAATTTGATGGCAGAGAAGTCGTACTCCTTCGCCTCGGCTGGCTTCCCGAGCCGAGACCAGACCGCTTTCCACCCGGCTTCATCGCTCACCTCTTTCGGAACACGCAGAACCTGGTCGGCCGGCACGCCGACGAGTCGCTCGGCGCCCTTCCACGCTTTCGTAGCCTCGAGCGCGACCTCGGCAGCGGATTTCTTGTCCCAGCCGCGGTTCTGCCAGTGGCCGACGATCTCCTGGTCGACGCCGGCAACGCCGTCGTACCATGGTTTTGATGGTGCGGGGGCTCCCGCGTCTGCCGATGGTGCTGGATTTAGTGCAGCGTCTGCCATTTATAGGAATCCCAGGTGATGCGGCGCATTTCCTACAGGGAGCGCCACTTCGCCCTTCACGTACTTGAACAGGAACGAGTTCGTCTGCGTCTGCAGGCAGTTCGGGCCGCATCGCGAGCGCGGATCGAACTCATCGGATGCAAGGTAGCGCATGACTTCCCAGTAGCGATCCGAATGGAACAGATCGCGGAAGCGCGTGTCGCAGATGTTGCCGATGTGAAACGCCTTGTACTTTTCATTGAACAGGAATCCGCAGGGAGCGATCAGGCCGTTGCCGGACATCTGCGTGATGAACGGAGGGCCGAAGCACTTCGCGTAGTCGCGCTTGCCCTCGTCCTTCATGCGATCCCGCTTGACCATCACGCGGAAGGTCGCATCGCCCATCGCCTCGATCTTGTCGAAGGTATCGTTCAGTTGAGCGTACTTCGTGTAGTCCGTGCCGAGCGTCCCGTCGATGTCGTCGGCGCAGTGCTTGATAATCGCGTAGTCGGGCCGGATACTGGAGGCGAGCGCGGCGAAGGGGAGTAGTTCCTCCTCGTTCTTCGGGTCGCACACGAGTTGCATGTTGATCGTGACGCCAAGACCGTCGCGGCGCTTGATGTCCATGGCGTCGCGCACGTTCTGGATCACCACGTCGTACCACTCGGGCTTGACGCCCATTATTCTTGAGTAACCCTCTCGTGTACCACCAGAGAAGTTGAACCGCAGATACGACAGGTGCGGGAGGATCCTCTCGAGCATCGCTCGTTTGAGCACCTTGCCATTGGTCCCGATGCCCATCTGTAGCCCGGCTCGAGCGCCATGCTCGATAGACTCGGCGTAGAACGGAACGATGCTCGATTCGCCGTCAGAAATGAGCGAAACGCCCTTGACGCCGATCTCAGCAGCGTCCTCCAGAAACTGGAGAGCAATCTCACGAGTGATTTCCTTCCCTTTGGATGCCTGCATGGTGGCGTAGCAGAATTCGCAGGCGTAGTTGCACTTGCGCGTCCAGGCCACGTCCATTGTGATCGGTGCGATCTTCTCGCCGCGCTGCCATGCGGCGATGCGCTCTGGATACCAGCCGACTTTCGTGCCGTCGAGCAGGAGCTCGTTCGGGTTGATGATCTTCTCGTGGAGTTCAGGAAGCGCGGCGCTCACGGAATTCCTTCAGCATCTTGTTCGCTGCTTCGAGGTAAGATCCATGCGGGAGTTGCTCCTCGAACGGGCGTTCGATGTCGAGGATCACCGGCTCAAGCGGAACGGGAAGGTCGAACATGACCCACGTTCCCTTGCCGTCTGCCACGTCTTGTCCGGTCACAGATTGTCCCTTTGTACGAGCGTCATCTCGCGGCGACGCTTGAGGTCATCGCCCATTTTGGTCTTGAAGACTCGCACATCTTGTCCGGTCAGCGCCCTGAGATGCTTCTCGAATGCGAGCAATGCTACACCCTGCGCCTCGGCGGGCACAAGTTCGTCGAAAATCACGGTCACGGCTTCCATTCGTTCTCCACGATGAGGGTCGATCGGTCGGACTTGCGCGCGAAGTCGTAGGCGAAGGCAATCTCCTGCGGAACGCGCACCTCGCGCACGGCTACCGTATGCAGCATTTTCTGGAACGCCTCGGTGTAGTTCTGCGTGTGCTGCGGGCCAGCATCCAGCGGCTTCTTCTTCCCGACAGTAGTGCGGATGATGACCTTCGGCGCCCAGCCGTACAGCGGCAGCTTGTCCAGATGGTTCACGAGCTGGTTCACGCACAGCAGCATGAAGTCCATGCGTGGGTAGATGCAGATCGGCAATTTCCCCGCGATGGAAAGACCGATGCAGTACCCCATCTGGAACTCCTCGGCGACGGGCATCTCCAGGCGCTTCTCGGCTGGCACTCCCTCAAGGGAAGTGTGGATCGCAGCACCATCGTATGCCACGGACTGGCCGACGAAGATCGTCTCTGGCATCTTCGCCAGTTTGCGCATCTCGAGGTTCACGGCGATGTCAAAAGGCGACATAGACGCCGCTCCCGCAGTGAGGTCTGGTCCGTTGATATTTGTAGGATAGCGAGACCCATCCTGCGAATTGGCCGCTCGGCTTCCAGCTTTGCTGGGTTGGCGTATTGGTGGACAGGCCGTTATCCTCGACTACGAATTTCACTGGGAGATTGTGTCCCTGCGCATACTGCGTCGCCTCATGGAACATCCCGCTCGTAGCGGCCATGTCGCCCACGAAGCACCAGACACGGTTCCCGGCCGCAGCCAGCCCGCATGCGATCGGCAGCATCCCGCCCATGATCGCGCTTGTCATGAAGCGATATTCTGGGAAGTGAAGCGCCATCGAGCGCCCGGCGATGATCTGATCGAACACGCGCTTCTCTGGTACTCCGTGCAGCAGCGCGTGGTAGTGCGAGCGCCAAGTGGACAGCACCCAGTCGGTTCGCTTGATGTCGTTGAAGATCGCGATGACCTGCTCCTCGTTCCCTCCGACAAGATGAACCGGCGCGCGAATCTTTCTCGACTCGAACGCCGCAGCCACCTTGTTCTCGAAGGCTACAAGCCCAGCAGCTTCCATACTTCGTGTCCTATCAACAGTTGTTGTTCTTCCGCGCGCTGCATGTCAAGACCGCGCTCCTTCCCGAATACTCTTTCAACGATCATGCCACGCCGTTCTGCGATCTCGATCGCGTACAGGATGTTGGGCGATGTACCGGAACCTGAGAGCGCGATCAGGAGATCGCCCGGTTCTCCAACGATGTCTATCCAGCGCGAGAACACGCGGCTCCAGCCATGATCGTTCGCGAACGCGGCCATCGTCGATGGATCGAGCGTGTACGCCCTGACGCCGCGAGAGAGCAGGTCGTTGCAGATGTGCATCGCGTTCGCGTAACTGCCGCCGTTCCCGATGATGTAGGTGCGTCGTGCGAGCTTGATCGCGTCAGTGAGTTCGGAGGAATTCAATCAGCGCCTCCTTGGTGACTGGGCTTCGATGCCCGATGATCTGCGTCTTCAACGCTCCTGCGGCGTTTCCGATCCGCAGCAGATCCTCCATACGACCGTGCTTCGCCATGGGCGCCGTGATCGCGAAGAAGGCGTCGCCAGCTCCCATCGTATCGACCACGCGATCGGTGAATGCAGGGCAGCGGTAGAAATCTCCGTGATCGTAGCCGACTGCACCGAATGCGCCATGCGTAACGACGAAGCGATCGCAACGATCCTTCGCCAGTTTCAGGATCACCTCCTCGATAGGACTCTCGCGATCTGAGGCTGCGAGACGGGCCTCGGGTTCGTCGATCACGATGTAGTCGGCGTGCGCGTACTTCGTGATGAGGTTGTAGCCGATGTTGGCTGAGTTGGTCTGCGCGTTCACGGCGAAGAATCGTCCGCCAGGATAGCTGTAGATGTCTCCGTGACCGAAATCCGTGATGACCACGACATCGTAGTTGCCAGGATACAGCGGGCCGGTCGTCACATCCCCTGTGAAATGTATCTCGAAAAGTTTTCGCGTGTACAGCGGATCGACGTAGCGCACCTTGCGCACGCCTGGCCCGATGGGATAGACATGTACCTTTTCGCAGAAGCTGCGCGCGTGATTCGCCGCCGCAACCACTCCGCCATCGAAGACTTCCTTGCGATCGAATCTCACCGGGATCAGATGTTCCTTCGGGGATTTTCCCAGCGATGAGACATAGTGATACTCATCGATAATCGGATGGCCGACGAACAGCACGCTGAAACCCCTGACCGATTCGATCAGGTCAAGAATCCGCGTCATCATCAGCGGGCGGCTGGATAGATTTTCGGTCATACAGGGCGTGAAGTTTCTCTGGCGACAGGTGAAGGTGTTCGGTGATGCGCAGAAATACTTCTCGGCGGCCCTCCAAGCGCGCGTGATGCCGCGCGTCGTCGCTCCAAGTCGGCTGAACCGCGCGACAGAAGCGCACCAAATCCATCAGCACTTCTTGGCCCGCGTAGTTGCCAAAGCAGATGACCTGCGCACGCTTGAGAGATGTGCTGATCCGGTTGTTGCCGAAGGTGAGCGCATACGCGCGCTTGCGCATACGCAACAACTCCAGCTTTTCTTGAAACGAGGACACCTATGCGCCCTGCAGTTGCTGCGCCAAAGGCGGTCCTCCTGCTGCGGGTTGCTGTCCGGGTGGAACGGTCCCTGCCTTCGCGGCCACCGCTTGGGCTTTCATCATCGCGGCCTCTGCTGGCATGGCCTGAATCTTCTGCTGCTGCGCCATCGCTTGCGCGCGAGCCTTGCGCTTCTGGTCGATCTTGTCCTGGCTCGCGGTCCACGATGGCGGGGAACCGGCGATGTCGGCCATCTCGGGCATCGCCACATCCAGGTCCGCCCAGTCCAGGTGCGAGGGATCCTGGGTGATGTTGATGAGTTCCTTCGAGAACTCGACTGCGCGCATGAAGCCTGCGGCTTCTTGGGCGCGCATGGCGCGCGACAGAGGCGAGGTGTAGATCGGAACGATCTTGTGCCCGGCCCGCATGGCCTCCTTCAGGCGTGGAGGCATCGGGTCGTCGTCGAATTCTCCGATCGCCTCGGCCACGTCGAGCTCGCGCTCGATCATGTGGCCCAGATCGTCCTCCTGGTTTCCCACGGTCGGGGCGAGCAGGATGCCCTTCTGGTTCGTGATCTCGATGACTTGCGTCGCGGTCATCTGCGGCAGGTCTTTCAGGTTGAGCGCCATCTGGAAAAGGTTGACGAGGAAGGCGTCCTCGATCAGCGCCCGCTCCATGTCCATCATCTTCTCGTTGATCTGGATGTTCCCGACCGGCAGTGTGCCGATGAGCGGCTTCCCGTCCAGGCTCCAGCCGCCCTTGTTGAGCGCACCTGGGCGCAAACTCGGGTCGGTGATCCCGTCGTCGGTCGTGAGGAGCACCGGATCGGCGGCGCGGTGTCCGGCCTTGAGGAAAGTTTTCTTCTCCGCGTTGAGCGTCTTCAGCGCCGGCAGCACGTCCATCGCCGGAGAGCGCCCGAAGACCTCTCCAGGTGCTGTGGCGTAGTTCGAGATCGCTGCGGGGAAGCTGCGGTAGCCGCCCTCAGACATGAGCGACCTCCCGGTGAGGGAGACGTAGTAGCTCGCCCAGGGCTTGCCGCGCGCATCGAGGCGCTCCTGGTCGTAGTCGGTGCGCGAGCACACGCGATGCAGGAAATCGTACAGCGCCTCGCTGCCCTTCTCGTAGGCAGGGCGGAGCGTCTCTGGCAGTCTCTCGACGCCCCACTTCTGCACAGCCTGGCGCGCGGTGAGCCTGAACCAGCGGCAGAACCCATCGACGATCCCCTGGTGGTTGCGCTTGATGAACAACTCACCGATCGGGATCGAGTGGTAGCGAATGCCGGTCTGGAACGGATGCTCGGCCGTATCGAACTCGTCGATGAACAAGCCCTTCGTCCCGTAGGCTCCGAGCATCCGGTAGCAGGCGCTGATCTGTCCTTGGAACCCGGAGTAGGGCGAGTAGCGCAGCTTGAACAGTTTCTTGGTGCGGCGCTCGAGCCACATGCGCGTACTGCGGTCCTTCATCACGTAGTCGTCGGCCACGCGAAGGCCGTGGTACATCATGTTCTTCGGAGTGAGGAGCGAATTGCAGATCGAGGAGAATTTCCCCAGCGCCATCATGCCGTTCGCGTCAACCTGGCGATCGGTCTTCTTGGTGCCCGGCCAGTTGTAGTTCCCGTACTCGAAGGTGTTCCTCGAGTTCGGGTCGATCAGCTCGGCAACTTCTTCGCACTGAGCGTTGTAGGTGTGCTTGTAGGTCTGGAGTTGCGCGAATTCACGCAGGGATTCGTCAACGATCTTCTGCTCGTAGTCGGAGATTTTGCGCGGTGCGGCTACGTCAGCGTCGGCCATCTACTTGTCTAGTATCTCGGCGATCGTGTCCACGATCATGACGAGGATGAGGACGAACCCGATCTCAGCCAC